CTCAGACAGGCTGTGTCCGTACCAGCTATGTGGCTCTGGGTCGATCTCAAACTTGGCAAACGGGATCTCGTCGCACGGCATGAAGTCTAGCAGCTCATATGATGTGCCGCCGCAGAGAAACTTGTACAGCACCGGCACGCCGGTTCCGTCAACATCCATACGCATATAGGCTTCTGTGATGCCCACCAGCTTCATGGAAGGGTCTAGCTCGTCTTCGTCTGACAAGTCTTCCTCGTAGCCTTGGCGCTCAAGCACCTCTGCGCCAGACATATCGTTTGTGCCGTCTATTGGCGTCAGGTTTGACACGACGTCAAAATCAAAGCCCATCTCCACCAGATCGCCAACGCGCATGTCTGTGCGGTGCGCCACGACATATGCGTCATCGAATGACCGGCAGTCGCGGTTCACGAAAAACTCTTCCGGCGGGATGCTTTCTATGCGCAGCTCGCCCTTCATCTCCGTGCGGCTAATCTTGACCGAATGGACAGGAAGCTCGATGTCCATGCCCATCTCGTCCACCTCGATCGACATTTCCATCGTATGCTCGATCACGTCAACGTCGTCTTCTTGGATCAGGAACGTGTATTCATCATCAGACAGGTCGGTGTAGGTGTAGATTTCCGCAACAGGATAATCGTGCCAATACGCCTTCACGATGCCCTGCTTTTTGACCATCGCGTCTTGGAATGCGTCGTTTAGCACGCGGTATCCGTTTAAGCGCGTAAACTCGTGCTGTATGTAGCTGGTGGCCTGCTCGGCCAATGCAACGTCTTCTGGCCCCTTCGGGATAAACTCTACCGGCCTCGCGGTGGACATGAAGATCCGCATCAGGCTTGGCTTCACAGAGCGGATCGTGTCGCGCACCTTCGTTGACACAACCTTGCTGCGCCCGTCCTCGTGGCCAATATCAACCTCGCCGTCGTAGTAGCGTTGCGCCTTAATGCGGTCTTCGCTGATCTCGCTTTCTACGAAGTCAACGGCCTCGCTAATCGCGTTCTGCACGATGCTTTCGATTTCACGGCGATCTTTTGGCTGTGGTTGCATGTTATTCTCCGCTTTGTGCGCCGTAAGTTGTCAGGCCGAAAGTAGTCAAGGCGTCAATCACTTGCTGCGCGCGTGTTGGGTCTTGAAGCCGCTTTGCCTCTTGTAACAGAATTGGCACTATTATGTCACGATCTGCGCCCTGCATCGACAGCAATTCACCAATCTCGCGGTTTAGGTTTGCGCGCCTTTTCCCATACATGATTTCGTCGATCATGCGGTTGAGCGGGTCAGCTATAGCGCCTCTATAAATGCGCGAAAATGGCCCCTCTCTTTGCGTTCCAGAAGGATCGCGCAAATCAGCGACATCAGCCGCTCCTTCCATGCGGAAAGCACTCTGGGAACCCTTTAAAACATCGCTGCGCGTGCCGGAAAACTCTTTTTCGGCAAACAACCTCTGTATGACGGCATCCGCGTCAGGCTTGCCAAGTAGAAGTTGCAATTTCTCGCGGTTCCAAGATTTGTCAAACTGCTGCCACGCGGTTGCCGCATCGCTTCTCGATGTACCCATAAGAGCGGCAATGTATTCTCTCGCGCCTTTCACATATGCGTCACGCTCAAGCGGCTTCATTTTATCAAGCATTGCTTTTAATTGCGCTGGGGGCAAAGCGGATGTTGGGCCGCCAGAAAACACAGTGCGTCCATCCGTTACGGCATCCTCAATTTTTGAGCTTTCGGCGTATCCGGCGCGCGCCGTGGCGTAGTTTGGAATCTCATCAAGGCGCCTGTCCATATCGTCTAATATGGGCATCAACTGCCTTGCTTTGCTCTTCTGACCGGCTATTTTAGCAGCGAAGATCGCGTCGCTCAAAGCGCTGCGGGCGTTGTGGAGCTTAGACGCAGAAACTGGCCCCTCCTTACCCAGATCACGCAGAACAACGTTCAAGGCGCTTCTGACGTTAGACGCTGCATCGTCTGCCATCATAACCAAGCCAGAACGCAACGCGCCAATATCAAACTTAATATCGCTCTGCGTAGCCGCGTCATACATTGGGCCAAGCTCAGACGACTTGCGCATTTCCTGCGCTGCGCGCTCCTCGGCGGCGGCTATTTCTGGGCCAAGCCTCTCGGTAACAATGTCTTCAGTGCGTTGTCCTGCGCCGCCTGCTCGTTGCTCTATTCGCGTGCGTAATGCGTCCGAACCCTCCCCTTGCAACACTGCTAAAGATTGCGCCAGCCCGCGCGGAGATCCGGCAATATCGGCCACCATTCCTTCTGGGCCAAGAGACTGCAAGTATTCTTCAATATTTCGCCCCGCCACCATCGGGCTTTGCAATTTTTTCCCAACTCTGCGCAACGAAGCTCCGCTGAAGCCCCCCTCGCCAGCACGGCCTATATCTTGAATGCCTCTGGTAACAGCGCCTGCCACGCGACCCGCCACTGGCGCAACAGCGCCAAGCGATGCACCCGCTGCCGCAGTAAGTGGCGAAACCTCTGCCATGCGTGGCCCGAAGCCTCCTTCGCCGCCAGCAAACTCTGGCAGCGTTGCTGTCGCCGCGCCGGTGCCTGCCCCAACAGCAACTTTTCCTGCCGTTCCCAATCCTCTAGCCAAACGCATAGACGTTCCGACGGGTACTACTGCACCCGCAACGCCGCCTGCGACTTCGCCTTTGGCAAACTGCTCTGGAGCTAGAAGCTGCGCCGCCTCGTCGCGCTGGCGAACAAGGTCACGATATTTTGCGTATGCTTTTTTCGCGCCCTCGATGTCGCGTTTGCGGAGCAACTCGTTTGCCGCTTGGTATGCGCCAGCAATCTCGTCGGCTAAACCTAAGCTGACGCCCTTCTGCGCGCCGCGATATGTGGCGATGGTTTCAATTTCAGCCTGCCTTGCTGGCTTGCGCTTTTCCCGTGCAGCGTCCAGCGCCTTCTGGCCGTCAGCGCTTATCGTTCCGGCGGCCTCAAGTTTTTCTAAGGCGGCGATTGCCGCTTGAATATTGGAGGCTTCGGCGTATGTCATTTCAGCCATGTTAACCTCCGCTCGATGGTTTTAGCGTTTTAAGCGCTTCTTCTTCTGTCATGGACGGCGCGGGTATATCTGCGCCACCCCCAAGGAAGCTTCTGACGCTTTCAAATGGATCTGGCAATGCTGCGATTTCCTCTTCGGCTTGCTGGATGCTAAAGTCTGGGTCAGTTAGCGCTCTGGACGCTATTCTGCCAACTCTGGCATTGTGTTCAGTAATCGCCACCATGCTCTTCACGATAAGCTTGTTGCCGTTTGGCTGGTTCTGGATGGCTGGCAGCGATGCCTTATACAGCGCCAAGTCTGCATCCGAAATAACGCCAGAACCGGCTGGCCTTTGCGCCGGAACAAGTTGGCTGATTATGGCTTCGGCGGCTGCTGCTGGGGCGCTTCTAAAGTCTACGCCAAAATACTGGTTGGCGCGTGACAAGAAGCCTGCGCTTAATCCTGTGTCACTTTCATCAAGCAGATCGTCAAGAAGCTTAATGCGCCCAAGATTAGACGTCGCGTCTCGTCCGGCCTGCGCCATCTCGGCAAAGTTTCTAGCCAACTCGGCTTGGCCAACCTTCACAAACTCACCTTCACCGCCGCCAATCTGAACCATTGGGCCGCCGCCGATCTTATTGGCAGTGCCGTCTGGCTTCAAATTGTACAAGCCTTCAGCGATTTCCGCATTTGGGTACATCTTGCGCAACTGCTCGGCGCTTACGATCTGGCCTTTGCCCTTCGGCGTCTCCAGCGATTTGCTGACCAACGCATTCATAATATCCTTTGCGCCGATTGACCCGCCCTCTACGGCGTCAGCATAATCGTCGTACCCCATCCTGCGCAGATACTCGACCGTCTTGTTCTTCGTTGCAGTCGCCTGCCGCTGCGCGCCGCGCGCCCTGATCGCCTCGCCAGCACGCAGCTCCGGCATGATGAGCGGATCGAGCGCCGCAGCAAACTGCTCCGCTCTGCTTAGACCCGTCGTCGGGCTTGGCGTGCCAAGGTAATCCATGATGCCGCCGAAGCCGCCTCTGCGCTGCTGCGGCGCTGCCGCTGCCTGCGGGCGATCCTGCCGAAGCGCTGACAGTGGCGCGCGTGGCGCTGCTTGTGGGGCCGTTCCGCTGGCCAGCATCTGCATGCGCAGCTCTTCTTCGCGCGCCCTATCCATTGGAGTTGCCATGTCTTTTCCTTTCAAACCTTCCCAAGCTGATGGGCCTTGCGTTTTGTATATCCATTGCCCGATCTTATCTTGCAAATCTTCCGTCATCATCTCGCTGCCAGTTAGCCCAAGACCTTTTTTTGCCTCTGCAAGAGTAGACCCAACCACTTGATAAGCGCCCATCGGTGTGGCAACGCGGCCAACTTGGCCCTTCACATATTGCGCGTATGGGCCAGACGGGCTGGCAAACTCAAGCGCCTCGTCAACCGTCATGCCCGTAAGATTAAACCCAGCGAAAGGATTTCCTGCGCGGTTTGCGTAGTTATACAGCGCGTTATAATCGCCGCCGCTTTCAGTGGCGAATATACTTGGCTTTAGGCGCTCAAACGGTGTCATCTACTACCTCAAAACGGCAACGGCTTAGGCTTAAACATGCTTGCGCCAAGCTGCAGATAGTTGAACAATCCTGGCTGCATTGACTTCGTCGTCGTTGACTGGTCTGGCGTTGCCCCAAGCGCCGCCAATGGCGCTGCGAGCGCCGCCGAAGGCGCGCCGGTGTAGCCAGCATATTGCGCCTTGGCCGCGTCGATGAGCGACTGCTGCAACATCTGCTGCAATAGCCCCTGCTGCATCTGCTGCTGCTGGATCGCCTGCCCTGTGCCGAATGCCTGCTGGCCAAGCCCCGCGAGCTGCTGAGCTGCGCCCAAACGCGTACCCATCGCAGCCTGCTGCGCCGCCAAGTTTTGCGCCTGAGCGGATGCACGCTGCTGCGCAGCATATTGCGCCGCCGCCGTCTGAGCGCCGACATCCTGACCAGCGAGGCCAAGTGCAGTCTGGTAGCCCTGCTGGCGCAGCCTTGACGCGGCGTCTAGCGCCTGCTGCCCGTAGCCAAGCCGCGTCTCTGCCTCGGCAATGCCTTGGCGTGAGCCGCCGAACGCGCCTGCACGCTGGGCCTGCGCGCCTTGCAGATTTAGCGCCTGCTCCTGCGCGGTGCCAATGTCACGCATCGTCTGCTGCACGACTTGGCTCTCATACGGGTTGGTGTATGGCGCGAGGCTTGTGCCTGCGATTTGCGATGGGCGGTATGCGGTCGGGCGTATGCCCATAGGCGTGAAGCCCAGACCCTGCTGCGTCGCGCCCATTGCCTGCTGCAATGCGCCAGCCGCTGCCTGATTTACGTTGAACTGACCCTGCGGAGCGAGCGGCGCGTATTGCGCTTGGCTTGGCAGAGGAGCTGCTGGCTGGCCGCCCACACCGCCCTTCGCTGGCATCACCGGTATCGCTGGAATGCCGCTATCGGAACTGCCACGCATTCCGGCGCTCGGCATCAGTGGGCCGCCCATCGCCTGCGCTGCTGGCATTGCGACCTGACCGCCGCCCTTTGCACCTTGTCCAGCCATTATGCTTCTCCTCGTATTGCGCGGGGCTTGAGCATGCCGCACACGCGGCTAAACGGCTCGCCAATCGCCATAATCATCTTGCCGACCACATTCGGCTTGTGCTTCTCTGGGCGCTGCTTGTGCGCCATCTCTGCCGCCCACGCCTTAACAATGGGCCACATAACTGCGCGGGCGACTTTGGCCCCGCGTGTATCCTTCTGTATATACTCAGCCAGTGGAGCAGCCCACGCGTGGTAGCCTTCCATAAGCTCAGGATCATTGCGGTGCAGCCACACGCCGTAACGCTGATCCAAGCGCCAGATTTCGCGCGGCAAGTAGCCGAGATTGTAATATGCGCAGCACAAGATTTTCTCCACACCGCCGCCGCCTGCTGAGCCGCCTTCTACATCCTTGCCACCCTTGAAAGTGTATGAACCATCGCCGGTTGGCGTCAAAGCGTATATGTTTGAGCCAGACGGCGCTGTGCCAACGATGGGCGCAGTGTCAACGCCGACAATCGGCCTCCCAGCGCCACCAAACGGATCAAGACCCATGTTTGCCTCGGCAGCTATTTGCGCTGGGCTTGGGGCAACCGAAATCGTCGGCTGTGAGGCGTTGTCAGCGCCAGTGATCGGCCTTCCAGCACCGCCAAACGGGTCAAGACCCATGTTGGCCTCAGCGGCTATTTGCGTTGCGCTTGGGCCGTCTGGATCGTTAAACCCAGCAGCGCCGCCCGCAAACATCGGGTCGTCTATGCTTACGGGAGACATACCCGCAGCCGCCATGATCTTATCACCTGTTGACGGCAGAATGCCAAGCGCCTCGCCAGCGGCACCGATAAAGCCGCCGCCCGCCAAAAAGTCTCCAATATTCCCCGCAACGCTTTCGGGGGTGCCGACTATGACATTGCCCTGCGCGTCAATCGGGAAGCCAGCCGCGTTGATCTTGCCCTGCTGGAACATAATCTCATCAGCGGTCTGCCAGTTATCAGATCCACGGCCCATGCGGGTCGCGTGGAACTGCATGGCGTTGTCTCTGTCTGACGGCGATGCGTTGGGGTTCATCGTCATCGGGCCGGAATATTCGCCGGATTCTGTTCTTGCGACGGCCAACTGGTTTTGCCGATCACGCTCACGCTCCTGCGCGCCTGTCATATATTGGCCATAGTCAACGGGCTGCTGGACGCGTGATCCGACTTGGCCTGTCACGGGGTCAATGAAGAAGCTGTCGATAAACTCTTTCTGCGCTGGGCGTTGCGCGGCAAGCTCGGCAACAGACTGCTCATACATTGGCGCGGCGCTGTAGCCAGACACGCCGCCCGCATATTGCGTTGGCGGGGCCATGCCGCCCATGACGTCTGCTTGAGCTGTCGGAGAAGCTAAGCCAAACGCAGACGCAACGTCAGCGGTCTGCTGGAAGCCCGCCTGCTGAAACGGCGTAAACGCGGCAACATCCGGCCCGTAATATGGAACGTATCCAATCTGGCTGATGCCTTCCGCTTTGGCCAAATTGCGGCGCGCTGCTTCTTCAATGTATTCTGGGATCGTAACTGATGACGTTGTTGACCCACCCTTGCCGCCTGACATTATTCAAACTCCTTCACATATGAAGCATGCAGTGGCGTCCAGCCATGCGCCTTCAGTGGTTTCTTCCAGCCAAACCGGCCCGTCATGGTCAATGCAGAGCATCCTTGCGCTTTTGCCCATGCTATCACATCTTCATGCATTTCTAAAATCTGATCCAACTCGCCGCCGCCAAGAAACACGTTTAAAACTTTCTTTCTCGGATATACCACTATTTCGCTGACGATGCACCCCCTCGGCGTAGGCCAGAGCTGCATCGTTCCCTTGTATATACCCTCGGCCACATCGATGAAGTCATGCGTGCCGCCGGAATACTGCAAAGCGGCTTCGATCCACGGGCGGCATCTCTCAAGCTCTTTATCCATGAAGCCTCGTAATCGCTAAAGTTGACGCGGGTATCGCTGGCACCGGCGAAGAAGCTGCCGTGTAATTCAGGAATCCGCTTGTGCTGTCGATCATATAATTCACTTCCAAGTAGTCATTCGCCGCAAGTGTAAATATCTGCGTGCGCGACGTGACCAGCGTGGCGTTGTTCTGGTGCAGCGCAGTGGTCATGCCGCTGTCTGCCACGTTTGTTCCGTTGACGCTGGGCCAGAAGTAGAAGTGAACCGTGCTGGCTGACGTCGATGATATTTGCGCGGAAAACGATACGACGTATTGGCCCGCCTCCTCGAACACGATCCGCGACGCAGGCGTGCCTTGCGTGATGCCGTCATTGCCCGTGGGCGCGTCATATGTAAGCTTGTACGCCGTGTTGGCGGCAACAGGCGTGACGTCAGACGTCAGCATAAAATCAGCGTGGCCGTCTTCCAGCACAACTTGCCGCCACTCGCCGTTTTTACTGACAACGGGGTATTCGTTTATGCGATCCCACATCAACACGCCGTCTTCTGCCGCGCTCTCGCCGCCCGTCTGCTGCACCAGAGGCGATCTTGTCTGTCCGAGATACAGCATCATGCGCCGCGCCCATGACTTCCAGTCATCGCCCTGCGGCTCTGGTGCGCGGTACTGCTGCGTCATCTACGTCCACCCGCAATAGCGTCTAGCCGGTTTATGCCAACGCGCCAGTCGGCAAGCCGCGCGCCGTCAACACGCATCCGCACCTGACGGCCAGTGAAGCGCATGCTGGTGGG